CGCGACGGCGGTATTTGTGTTCCTCATCGTTTTGGCTGCCTTCATCACTCTCATACGACGCTTCCTCTGATTTGTATGGATCGAAATCCTCGGGAAGCGGCTCGTCCATATGTCACATCGCTAGCATTGCTGCGCCGCTATGAATAGGATCAATGTTTCCTAACTAACGGGTCGCCCTATATGGAATGTTCGTTTGCCCTTCTGGTCGCTTGCTTCAGCTGGTCGAATCTGTACCTGGACACCACCACGGACTTCATCCAAGAACGGGAGCCGCGCTTCACCGAGTCGTACTACGGCGAGACGCTCCACGTCATGCATGACTACGATTCCCTGACTTACATCCAACGGAACATGGTTCGTGAGATCAACCGAACGGAAAGAGAGGTCTTTAGCCCTTACGGTCGAGCCTCGCTCGGCTACGAACTGGACATGCGCACCTGGCGGATCGATGTTTCGGCGTTCTATCAGGAAAGCCTGGCCGTCTCCGATCGCGGTGAGGTCGGTGCATCGGTCAAGGTGAGATGGTTCCCGCTTCGGTAGCGTCACCCAGCCGCCACGGCCTCCAGCGAACTAACAATCGTCACTTCGATGTCGAACTTTTGACCGATCAACGTTCTCAGCTCATTCATGGCGGACTTGGTTTCGGCCATCTTCCAAGTCCGCACGGTTCGCGTGCCTCGGATCGTATCCAAGACTCTGTCCTTCCCGAGCGCCACGGCATCGGCATCCCACCAATAGGCCCCCGCATGTACCAGGGCTAGGTATCGGGCAGCTCCGACCCTGAACTGGGGAACGTCATAGGGCTGGTGATAGACGCCCAGCTGAGGGCTGACGAGTGCAAAGCACTGCTCGCCATTCGGACGTTGGTGAGGCCGGAGTCGATAGGTGCCGGCAGGCAAACACCGATCAGCCGGCTCGAGCGTATGGAACTTGCGGCCCGCAACCTCAAGGATGCCAAGCCAAAGGTCGCTGTGAGGGGTATCCCGAGTTATCGTCAACTGCAAGCGTCGCGGTGCCTCCTCTTCCTAGCTAACCAGCTGTTTTGAAGGGTGTCCAATTTTCATAGCTGCCGCGCGTCGAAACAGTCGATTTCGAACTGACCCGAGGTCGCGTAAACCGTCAACCTGGGCATGCCTACCTGCACGCAGCCCGGCGCTGGATTGCTACTGAAAACGGTCGCGATCCAAGTGTTGGCTGCGAACTGATTTGGATAAAAGCGATGCGCAGAATCCACAGCTCCCTGGAAAATAATCTTCGCTGCCGTTGATCCATCCGAACCGCCCCACTCCAAGGATACGAACGGGTTGGAGGTGGCCGAGTTCGCATCGTATAGCGAGTTCGTCCTCCTCCACCGAACCATGACGTTTGCCGGCGGCCCTCCATCGCGCCATGGGAAAATGTCGCTCGGATACGCGCCGGTAGCGCGGTGTCCCTCCATAAATGGCCGGGCGACGGAGCTATTGCAGACAACAACCGCCTTTCCGCCGAACAAAGTACCTTGGTTGCTTGGTGTCACCGACCACACTACTGCCGACCAACCCAACGTCCCAGACGCAGGAAACCAGCGCCAGTAGTTGCTGCTGGCTGCTGTAAACTCGGCGTCCGGGTTAACTCGATCCCATGTTTGAGCAGTGGCTACGATGGGATTGCTGTTCACTGCCGGAAGCGCAGCGATGCTGGGGGCGTTGTACTCCCCGGAGCTCATGTCGCTCCAGTCCGTCGACTGCTCCTCCATGAACACGCAGTCCATGGAGCCATCGGTATTGAGATCGATGCCCACGCATCGAAAGGTCTTCGTTGACCACCCCAGGTGGTCGAATGAAATGTATCCCGTATCCCAAAGTGCGATGTCCTGAAACCGCGGCGGGAGACGACCGGTAACAGTGATCTGATTGCGAGACTGACGAAGCAAGAACTCCGCTTTTCGCTGGGCCTCGTGTTCGCTGGTACACATCAGCTGCTCGGTCTTGGCGTCGATATCCTCTGCGCCATCGGCTGCTTTATAGGTCGTGTTGAATCTCGGATTACATTCGACGCGCTGCCAGTCACGATTCGGATCGACGTACCAGCACTTCATCCGGTTGAATCGACGCTGGCGCCCCTGCTCGAATCGGATTGCAAGACCGCCTTCGAGCCAATCAAAGTTGTTGATAGTGAAGGTCGGCGTCTGCCAGCTGCCGGCAAAGATCCGCCACTTTCCATCTCTGAAGATGATACGACCAAGCATTGCATCGACGAGCATGCGAATGTTTGACTCAAAGGAGTCTGTCGCCATCAGCACGCCATTGCATGTATAGCGCGGCTGACTCCCCGCGGGCGTGCTCACAGCGACATCGCAGTAGTTTGCTGCCATGACCACAGAATTCCAGTCGATGTCCGTCGATGCGTATTCACCTCCGTAGACAGCCATCAGGTAGTCACAAAGACACAGCGCCGGATTTTTAGTCCACGCGATGTATGAAGGATTGGTTGGGCTTGCGCCGGGCGATGCATCGAGTCTCGGGTCATAGCAACGCTTGCCCTGATAGGTAAACGTCAGAGTCGGAATGCTTCGATAGACATCAGGATCGAATTCGAAGGTCACTGCGGCCTTCGCAATGCCTCTGCCACGTGCGTTGTTAAACGCGGCGGAATCCACGCCCATCAACATACGATCGGCGCTATCCGTCGATGTTCCACGATACCGTCGGATCCACGTCTTGCCGCCGTAGAATCCTGAGCTTACGAGCCCGTCTGATCCGGTGAACGCCATGGCTCCGATCTGACCATTGGTGATAGTCGTCGTATCGAAGTGGGCGTAGTTGTAGCTGTCGATCTCATGTCCGGCGAGCGTTAGCACCTTATGGAGAAATTTTTGGTCATCGCCAGATGTAAGTGGCGGAATCGTCTCCATGCCTCCGCTCCGCACCTGCCCGTATATGATGCGAATGGGCGCGCCCGTGTCGAAATAGTTGATTTCCATGCCCTGCCCAAGACCCGCGCCCTTCGGCTTAGGCGTGAACGCCTCAGAGGCGCGATCAAGCAGGTAGTTGGCGGCCGCGTAAACGAAGACCTTGGCAGCAAACAAGGCGTAAGCGGTTGCTGCAGCGCTGTACGTGCCAGTTGCGGCCAGAAGGAAATTCGCAATGGCGCCTACGGCTGCCTGCCCCACTATTCCACCCTCCATCCACCGAGCGCGCAGCGCATGGGTATCGGTCGGATGCCAAGCTGATGCTTGCCAATGAGCTGACAGCCGTCATGCACAGCCAGGCATTCCCGTCCTTCATCATCGAGAATCAGAACCAGATCACCCTGGCTGAGCGTGGTCCATGGCTGCATGGGACCGAGCACCGATTCGACAGGGCCCCGCAGACCATTTTGTATGAGGGTCGCTGCGTCCGCGGCGGATGACCACTGGAAAGCCATGCGCGCATCGGAGACGTAATCTCGGTCACTGATGGAGGTCGCAACCTTAGCGGCGAATAGCACGCAATCATTCACACCCCATTCAAATGGTGTTTGCCGCGCCTCATCTACGGCCACCCAGAATCTGTCCTGCCACCCTTCAACCTTCATGATCTCACCAGCGGTGGCTGTGGCGGCCCGGTCGGCGTTCTAATCTCATTCTCGCGAGTCGGTACTCGTGCGTTCTTGTAAGTAACATTATCTAGCGATCCCCAATTCGCAGCCCTCAGTGCAATCTGAGAGACATAATCAAAGAAGGTGTCGCCGGACTGCGCGTACACCGTCCAGAGCGTTTCCCTATTGAAGTACTGCGCGCGTGATTCGCGCATGAGGCGAGATTCCACCTCAATTTCGAAATAATCGCCGCGCTGTGGATCCTTCAGCTTCATCTCGCATGTATTGATCTTTCCGTTGAAGATCATTTCAGGCGTACTCACGCAGGTGAAAGAGTCCGTCAGGAACGTGCGATACAACCGGACAGGACGATTGAACATGTTCTCGTTCAGCACATCCTGGATCTGCGAGGTGTTGACTGCAGAAAACCAAATGCGCACGGCCCTAGGATAGATGTCTGCGTCCTCTTGGATCTTCTCGGCCCCACCCATATGCCCGATTGGGGCATACGTGTTCCCATTGAACGTGATGAACTGGTAGCCGGTGCAGCCGCGCGTGGTTCCGGTGGACATCGAATCGACTTCGCAGAGCACGCGGTACTGAACCGTGCCGAGCTGAGAAATCGATGTGACTGCGGCGCTTTGGTTCCTACTCATAGATGTGCTCTAGGTCGTAGGAAACCCGAGCCTGCGTTCCAAACTCGTTGTCGATCTTGACGTTCGAAACGAGAAACTTGCCCATTGGATCGGCGATGATCACCGGATCGTTGTCCGACGTGGACCGAACAAGCGGCGGCTCAAACTGCAAATACCCAAGTCCGGCAGCATCCGAATTCAATGCAGCCGTGCACATTTTCAGCTCACCGTTGATCTCGAAAATGTCATCGGGCAACAGCAATCCGTTGGTGCTTGCTGGCAAGCCCTTCACATACATATCGCCACCGGTCGGCGATGAACCCGTGGTCGCTGATGACGTGGTCTGGACAAGATGCGTCGCGACCGACGATTTCGCGAGTGTTGCCCTCCAGACGAAAATCCCTGAAGTTCCATCACCCGAATAGCTTGATGTGCCATTCGCTGAGGCCAAGCCAACAAGCGCGTTCAATGAAGTCGCGGCGTTTGTTTTTCGAGCCGTTATCGAGCACAAGTACCAGCTGTTGCCAAGCGAAGCAATTGACCCTCGTACACCGCTCCAGTTCGCTCCAACCGAGGATGATCCAAGTGCGCCCGTCGACAGGTTGAAAAACAATTGAGCCGCGCTGCTGCCCGTATTCTCGTCCAATTCCAGATAGGCCCACGTTCTGGTGTTCGCACGCAGCGCGCACGTGATCGTGAAATCGGCTGCAGCTGAGTCACACGACACAACTTGGTAGGCATAGTGCGTGCCTGCAGTTGCAGTCTCGATCAACGAATCGCCAGAGGCGGAGCCGTCAGGGGCTGTCGCGAAGTTCGACGTGACCGTCGCTCTCGTTTTCAACCAAGAGGCATTATCGAACTCATCGGAGCGAACTAACAGGTTTGAGCCGTGGTCGGACAGGCAACAACGAGTCAAGCTGAAATAGGGCACCGTGAGGAAGTCGCCAGCGGATGCGCCCGCTACTGTCCACCCGCCGGCCGCGATGTAGTATGGCGATGCCGATTGAGCTATGAACCCGGCGGTCAGCAGTCCATAAGAGGTTGCCGATCCACCCTGGCCACCATTGACCAGAGAAGTGGCAGTCGTGCCGGCCGTAAGATAAGTGCCACTGAATCCCTGGCCGCGATATGACATGGCTCTAGCAACGTAAGGAACGTACTGTGTGAGGGTGATTCCACTGGTGTTGTACAGACCAGTGCCCACCAACGTATCGTTGCCGATTCTCTCGACGCGAATGGCTCGATCGGCGCTGGCTATACTTGTGACCGGAGAGAGCGCTGACCAGCCTGTGGTGCCGTTCGCGAACGTATTGTTCGTTACGAGCTGCGTCGCAGGAAATGACCCGCGCAGCGCAAAGTGAACCTTAGTCCGAATGGCATTGTAGCCGCCGCGAGTCGCTCTTAACGCTGCCAACAGAATTGCTTTTTCCTCGAGCCTCACGGTGTGACGGCGAGAGAGTTTTAGACGCAGCCCGCCGTAGCTCTGTCTCTGTGCAAATCCGGGCGCGAATGCGGATCGGAATATGCTAGACCCGTCATCGATGAGTTCCTGCTGCTCACCCTCGGGAACGATCCACGTTGGAAGCAATAGCTCGCTCATCCGCGCACCTGATAGCCGCTACGCTGAAGCGTGCGAACGAACTCGGACTGCTGTTGTGAAAGCATCACGCCCACCGTTTGCAATACCTCCTGCTTGGTCTTTTCTGCATCATCCTTCTCGATGATGGCGACGGTGATGTTGGGCGAGAAACTGAAGCCACCACCGCCAGCAAAGGCCATCTGGCGTTGGTTCATGACCCTGCCCGGCGGGAGCACGATCTCTTTGCCTTCCTCGCCAACAACGGTTGGGCGATCCACACGTCCGCCGCCGGCCGCAAAGCCAAAGTATCCCGCAAGGGCCTTGATGAATCCGCCACTGGAACTGCTCTTGCTGCCGCTCATGCTGCTCTTCAGTGCTTCCTTGATCCCGGAAGTGAGGATCGCCGCAGCAATATCCGCGAGGGCTCGCCGGGTGATATCGATCAGCGTTTTCCAGGAAAGCTTCCACTCGTACAGAGCATCGGAGATGGTCGACTGGATGCTGCGCCCGACTTCCTGCCAGACGCCCTTCATCGCCTCGCCGAGTTCGGTGGTCTCTTTTTTGAGGGTCTTGTACTTCGCGCGGATGTCGTTGAGGTCGATCTCGGGCAAGATGTCGTCCAACGCGCCGCCGAGACGATTCTCAAATTCCTTTTGATCGATTAGCCCCTCTTCACGTAAGAACTGCAGATTCGTACGGAGCTTGATGTATTCAGCGCTGGCGCTCTGAACCGCGGTCCGTGTGCTCTGCTCGATCTCACGCATCACATCGCCATACTCATCGCTCAAGCGATGAACCGAGACCCTGACCTC